AAACGCGCATACAAGCAGAATTATGTCTACTCCGAAGCTGACGGTCTGGAAGTGGTTGGCGGTGAAAACTATGGTGCACTGCCGATTGTGCCGCTGTGGGGTAGCCGCTTGCATCAGTCAACGCTGGTCGGGATGCAGAGAGCTATTGACAGTTATGACCTCATTCGGTCAGGGTTCGCAAACGATTTGACGGACTGCGCTCAGATTTATTGGATTCTGTCAAATTGCAGTGGCATGACGGATGCAGAACTTGCGCGTTTCCGGGACAGGCTCAAGATTCAGCACATCGCGGTCGCTGACACTGACAACAGTGCGGTGACACCGTACACGCAGGAAATCCCGTATCAGGCCAGACAAGCGTATCTGGACGGCATACGCGCTGGTATTTACGAGGATTTCGGCGGTCTGGACGTTCATACAATCGCGGCTGGGTCTACCAACGACCACATCGACGCCGCCTATCAGCCATTGGATGAGAATGCAGACGATTTTGAGTATCAGATTATCAAGTTCGTCCAGCAGATTCTCGCACTGATTGGCATTGAGGACACTCCCGTTTTCAAGCGGAACAGAATCAGTAATCAGAAAGAACAGGTTGATATGGTCATGCTTGAAGCGCAGTATCTTGATGATGAAACCATCCTGCAAAAACTGCCGAACATCACATCGGATGAGATTCCCGGCATACTGTACAGACGGGATATAGAAGCGTCCGGGCGGTTTGACATTGGCGAACAGCAGGGCGAAACTGAACAGCAGGAAGAAAACGCACAGGAATCCGTCTAATTTGCGTTCTGAGCGCGTCTGGCACTTTACACGGGTATTTATATTGTGAAGTGCTGGACGCGCTTAAAACGTAAAATAGCGGCATTTACGGGGGTGTGGCAATTTGGCTGACTATGTGGAAACATACACTGGCAAGGTGCTGAAAGAGATTGAAAAGCGGCTGATTGAAACCTACAAAGAAGCACAACGGGACATCCTGCAAAAAATGGCCGAGTTTGAGAAAAAGCATCGGGCAAAAAATGCACTGATGCAACAGAAATTGAAAGCCGGGGAAATCACACAGGAACAGTATCGGACATGGATGCAGGGGCAGGTATTCATCGGCAAGCAGTGGGAAGAAAAAAAGAAAAGCATTGAAAAAATCCTGCTGGATGCAGACAGACAGGCCGCGAAAATCATAAACGAGAAGTCACTGGATGTATTTGCGGAGAGCGCAAACTGGTCTGCTTATGAGATTGAGAAGGAGTTGGGCGGCGCAGTCAATTTTGGGTTGTACAATACGCGCACTGTCTCAAAACTGATTGAGGAACAGCCAGAACTATTGCCCAGGCGCGTTATTAACGGTGTAAAGGCTGACGCATGGAACGCGAAAAAAATCGCAAACGCAATTTCACAGGGAATCATACAGGGCGAGGGCATCCCGGAGATTTCAAAACGGATAGCGCGGGATACTGGGATTTCTGCGGGGAAGTCCAGCACGTTATATGCGCGAACGGCGATGACCGGAGCGCAGAATGCTGGCAGACAGGAACGAATGCTTGAAACTGAGGAGCAGGGCATTGAGGTTAAAAAAATGTGGATCGCCACGTTGGATGACCGAACAAGAGACGCGCATAGCGAAATGGACGGGCAGACGGTGGATGTTGACGCACCGTTTCACAGCAGAGAATTCGGTGATATAATGTTTCCGGGCGACCCGTCAGCAGAACCGGGGAACCTATATAACTGTCGCTGTGCGATGAAACACGTTTTCCCGAAATATCAGAAGTTGGGCAAGCGGGAGCGTATAGCCTATTACACGGATGAAAACGGCAATCGGAAAAGCTATAAAGTCGGCGATGTGACATACAAAGAATGGCAAAAAATAAAAGAGCAAACAAAACCAAGGCAGGTGAAATAGATGGCGCTTGTCACAAACAACGCAAAACAAGTGGAGCGCGAACTTGACAGAAAAATGCGGCTTGCTGTTGAGGTTATCGGTGCAACTTGTGAGGGCTATGCGGCGGACGCTTGCCCGGTTGACACTGGGTTGCTCCGCAATTCAATCACGCACGGCGGCGCTGGCGGCACTGTTGGCAAGACACAGTATGCGTCAGACGACGGCTCTGTCACGGGGGAGTATGGCAACCCGGCAATCCCACAAGACATTGAGGGCAGTGCGCAGTATGTTGTTGTTGTCGGGACGAATGTACACTATGCTCCATATGTGGAGTTTGGACATCATCAAGAGCCGGGACGTTTTGTTCCCGCGCTGGGCAAGCGGCTCAAGGCCAGCTATGTCGAGGGCAAGCCGTTCCTGCGTCCAGCAATGGAAGGTCACATAGACGAATACAAGGAAATCTGGAAAGACATACTGGAAGGATGACCAGCAGAACCGCCGTGCTGTTACACAGTTACAAACGGCGGTTTTTGTTTGTAACACGGGCAAAGGCCAAGAGCCCATATCCTATAAGGATAGTAGAGACAGTGTTACAATGTTACAATGTTACACTCAAATTCTCTCTATACGGGAAATAAATATTTTTTATGAAAAATAACCAAAAAAATTTTTTTCTCTATATAGCATATATGTTTTTCGTGTAACACTGTAACATTGTAACATTTTTGCAGGAAATCTTGCAATTTTGCAGGAAAAACTGCAATCTGAGGTCTGTAACATGAAAAAACTGCAATTTTTCTTGCAATGCTTGACAAACGTATAAATATCCGCTATATTTGAGGAGACAGAAGAACTTGTCATGATAATGCACTGGGCGAAGAACGGCCCCAAAGAAAAGGAAGGTGCGAAAATGGGTGTTACTCGGAGCTTTTTGAAGGGCATGGGCTTGACCGACGAACAGGTCAGCGCGATTGTTGAAGAACATGCCAACACTGTAAACGGTCTGAAAGAAGTGCGTGACCAGTACAAAGCGGACGCTGAAAAACTGGTCACTGTCCAGCAGGAACTTGATGCGCTGAAAGCAAAAAACGGTGATGATTGGAAAGCCAAATATGATGCGCTGAAAAAGACGTTTGACGATTACAAGACAGAAACGGCTACCCGCGAAAAGACCGAAAAGGTCAAGGCGGCATATGCTGAACTTCTGAAAGCCGCAAATGTGGACAGCAAGCGCATTGACGCTATTCTGAAAATCACTGACCTGTCAGACAAACAGCTTGACGAAAGTGGTCATTTGGTTGATGCTGACAAACTGACAGCCGACATCAAGACCGATTGGGGTGCGTTTATCCAGACTACTGGCACAAAAGGCGCAACCGTGGAAACACCGCCAGCCGCGCAGAACACCACTCTGACAAGGGCCGACATTTATGCTCGTGACGAACACGGGCGTTACAAAATGTCAACTTCGGAGCGGCAGAAAGCATTGGCTGAACATCCAGAACTCATGAAGTGAAAGAAAAGGGGTTGAGATTATGCCTGCTACAAAAGTTGAAACTCTTACCCAGCCTCGCGACAGTCTGCCGAATGTGTACACGAACGTAACTGCGCGCGAAATTGATTTCGTTACCCGGTTTAACGACAACTGGGATGCTCTGCGCAACATCATGGGCGTTATGCGTCCTATTCGCAAAGCCCCCGGCAGTCGCCTGATTTCCTACACTGCCGATGTTGCACTTGAAAGCGGCACTGTTGCACCGGGCAATGTGATTCCGTACAGCAAGGCGACCATTGTGCAGTCCACTCTGGCCGACCTGACGATGAACAAGTACGCCAAGGCTGTCCCGATTGAGGATGTGAACACCTACGGCGCAGAGGTTGCGATTGAGAAATCCGATGACGCATTCCTGACCAAACTTCAGAATGTCGTGCTGGGCAACTTCTATACGTTCCTGACTTCTGCCACCGGGCGCAACACCAAGACTGCCACCACTTGGCAGGCCGCTCTTGCAAAGGCACAGGGCGAAGTGCTGAACAAGTTCGCCACTATTCAGAAGGACGTCACTGAGGTTGTGGGTTTTGCCAACATCCTTGATGCGTATGATTATCTTGGTACTGCGAACATCACTGTGCAGACCGCTTTCGGACTGACCTACATTGAGAATTTCATGGGTTATCGGACGCTGTTCCTGCTCCCGGCGGCGCAGATTCCGCGCAATCATGTGATTGCCACGCCCGTGGAAAACATCGACCTTTACTATATCGACCCCGGCGACAGTGAGTTTGCCCGTCTGGGGCTGAACTACACTGTGCAGGGCGAAACCAATCTGATTGGCTTCCATGCACAGGGCAACTACAACACTGCCGTTGGTGAATCCTTCGCTCTGATGGGCATGGCTCTGTGGGCTGAGTATGTGGACGGTGTTGCCGACGTCACCGTCAGCTCCACTTGATTTACCGGGTTGAGCAACAGTTCTACGACATGACGGACGGGTTCAGAGAGTACCTCCCGGGAGACATCTTCCCCCGGGAGGGATTGACCGTCACTGCGGAACGGCTTGCGGAGTTGGCAACAAGTGCGAACCGCCTTGGCTATCCCGTCATTGTCGGGTACGAGGAACTGACAGAGCAGAAACCGTCCCGAAAGGGGAGAAAGCGCGATGCTGACTGAGGTCTGCGATTTTGTCCACAACTATTTTGCTCTGATGTATGTCAATGACACGTTTGAGATCGCAGACGGCACAATCAGCCTTGACTTTCTCAAGCCCGGTCAGAGATTCCGCATTGTCGGTTCTGCACTGAATGACGGCATTTACACCTACTATGACGGTGGTGTGATATTTGACGATGACGGCAAGACGGGCGTAACGCTGGCAACGGAAACCTTTACCGGGACAGTTGTGGCTATGGGTGTGCCGAGTGCATTTCTGAAAATCGTGCAGGAAATTTCCGACTGGCAGACAGCGAACAAGGCGGTTCTGGATAGCCCGTACACGTCAGAGAGTTTCGGTGGCTATTCGTATACAAAGGCTTCTGGCAGTGGTGCGAACAGCGGCGGCACACTGACATGGCAGGACAAATTCCGCTCACGGCTGAACGCATATCGGAAAATTGCTTGACGGGAGGGTCACGCTATGTCGCTGATTGATGTGATGAAAGAAACCTGCGTCATGCTCGACCGCAGTACGGTGTCTGACGGGCTGGGCGGTTTCGTCCACAGTTGGACAGAAGGCGCAGAGTTTCAAGCGGCAGTCGTGAAGGACAACACCTTGGCGGCAAGAGTTGCCGAGAAACAGGGCGTGACCGAGGTCTATACCGTAACAGTTGATAAGGGCATTCAGCTTCAATATCACGATGTTTTCAGACGGGTTGAGGATGGTGCTGTGTTCCGGGTGACCTCTAACGTGACCGACAGCGAGACACCGAGCGTTGCCACGTTCCAGATTGGGCAGGTAACCGCTGAGAGGTGGGAACTGACATGATAAACACTGCACAAGCGTTATACGAATTTTACAGTGGTTTCGGACTGCCAGCCTACACAACCAGCACTGTCCCGGACGAGGCGCAACTGCCGTACATCACGTATAGCCTTGTGGAATCTGAGCCGCTTGCTCCCGCTACGCATTACGCACAAGTCTGGTATCGTGACACTGGCAATGCCGCGATACTGGGCAAGGTTGATGAAATAAAAGCCGCAATCGGAGATGGTGTCAGAATCACCTGCGATGGCGGTTATGTGGTTATCAGGCCGGGAACACCGTTTGTCCAGTTGCAGACGGACGAAGACCCGGAAATCAGGTACGCATATATCAATATGCAGATAAATTGTTATCACAAATAAAGGGGTGAAATGAATGCCAGTTGCAGGAATGGTTACTCCGTGCAGAACTGAAACATTTCAGAACTTGCAGTTGAATGCTGGTGCATTTCTGATTGGGTTTGATTATTCAACGTACAATAATGCCACCACACTGAAAACTGCACTTGCGACCGCATTGCAGGATAGTACAAAGTTGCTCGGCGCAACCCGTGGTGGCGGTACGTTCGTTGTTACAAGCGAAATCCGTGAGCCTGAGGTTGACGGCAAGCGTTATCGGTTCAAGGGTGGTGCGTTTGTGGATTCCGTGGACGCACAGCTTACTGGTACGCTGGTTGAAATCAGGCCGGAGATTTTTGCAAAGGTGCTTGCCACGGGCGAAGCTACTACTTCTGGGCAGAAGACCACGGTCAAGATGCACACTGCGATTCAGGGCACTGACTATCTGAATTCCCTTGTGTGGGTTGGTGATATGTCGGATGGCGGTCTGGTGCTGATTGCACTTAAGAATGCGTTGAACAACAACGGTATGACGCTGACCTTTACCGACAAGGGCGAAGGTATTATCCCGTTTGAGTTCCATGCCTATCAGGATAGTGTTGAGGATTATGACTACGCGCCATTTGAGGTGATTTTCCTCGACCCTTCGGTGTGACCTTATCGGGGCTCACGGTGGGGTCGCTTGAACTTGAGCCAGCATTTGACCCGTATGTGACACAGTATACCGCGCATTATCCGTCAGGTACAAGTAGTGTTGATGTCACTGCCGAAAAGGCCGATGATTTTGCGGCGTGGGGCAACAGCCATGATGACCCGGATTTGGTGTCGGTGACACAGCAGATTGACGGCGGCATATCTATGGACGTTGTCAGCAAAAGCCCCGGCGAAAGCGGGTATGAAGAACCCGACACTGCTACAATATCCGTAAATCTTGCACAGACGGGGCTGACAAGTTCCACAGTTGAATTTAAGGTGTCGTTTGACGGGAAAGTGAACAGGTACACGGTGAATTTATTACCAGCGACTTGAACAACAAAGGGAGGGAAGACGGATTTTCGGTTTTCCTTCCCTTTGCTTTTATGGAGGGCATCATGAAAAAAATTAATGAGATGACTACAATGGAATTGTCAACGTTGTTGCTGGACATTGCAGAGCCGATGAACAACCTTGCATCAGACGATGAACTGTTTGAAGCGTTTCGGCGGTGTACACTGCAAGGCATGAAATTGAAACAGCGGAACGGGCTGAAATTTATCATGCAGACATACGGTGAACTTGTGCCGAAATTGCTCGGAGAAAAACACCGCATGGACACACTGCGCATTCTGGCGGCGGTTGAGGGAAAGCCGATGGCAGAACTGATGACCATGAATGGGACAGAAGTGCTTGCGGACATTAAAAAGGCGTGGGAGGACAATCTGAAGGATTTTTTTTCACAGTCCGCACCTACGGTTCAGCGAGATGCGTACTCGCGTTAACGGAAAGCAGGATTCCGCTTGATGCAAGACGATTGCGCACAGTGCTGTCGGCGCGGACAAAGCGCGAACAAGTTGACAATTACACGGCTGAGTTGATATATCTGCTGGTGTCCACGCAGTATAACAACGTGCCGAAACCCGCAGAGTATGTGACCAATATTTGGAAACCGAAGAAGCCGGACAAGCGCACCGCAAAGAACATTATTGACGGGCTTACCGCAAAATTGACGAAAGCGAAAGGTGGTGGCTAAATGAATCTATTTGAACTCATGGCGACATTAGTCCTCGATGACGGGGATTTTATAAGCGCACTCCACACTGCAGAAAATGCCGCCACATCGTTTAATGGTGATGCAGAAGGTGTTATCACTGCGCACGATGATTACACCGACACGGCAGAAGAATTGGAAGGCACTGCCGAAGATTTTGAAGGTGATGCAACAGGCGAAATCAAGGCCGAAGACGAATACACGGATGTAGCAGAAGACGCAGAGCAGACGGCTGATGAATTTGACGGTGACGCAGAAGGCGAAATCAGTGCAGATGACCAGTACACTGGCGTTATTGATGATGCGGAATCTGATGCAGACAATTTTGATGGTGATGCAGAGGGTGAGATTAGTGCGATAGATTCGTATACTGGTGTTGTTGCAACGGCTGAATCCGATGCGGACAGTTTTGATGGTGACGCAACGGGGACAATCACTGCCGATACATCAGAATTCAAACCAGCACTTGAACAAGCTGAAAGTGATGCAGACACTTTTGGTGCGGCAATGGGAGACATTGCGAGCGGCATTAAACAGGCGTTAGTCGGTGCTGGCATTGTTGGTGTCATTCAGCAGATTTCACAAGCGTTTGCGCAAGCCGTAACAATGAGCGCAGACTATGCGGATAGCGTTGACAAAGGCAGTCAGAGCCTCAACCTGTCCAAGCAGGCATTCCAAGAATGGCGGTATGTTGCGGGGCAGAGTGGCGCGGATGTGATGCAGTTTCGCCGGGGAATTTCCAATCTGAATGAGTTGCTTGTAAACAACGGCAAGAGCATGGCAGACATATCCGACGATATGAAATTTGCTATGGATTCGCTTAAAATCAGGCCACGCGATTATCATGATATGGATTCTTTTCTGCATGATGTCATTTATGGGCTGTCCAACATCAGCGACCAAACAGCCCGAATGAACATTGCCGAGATAATTTTCGGCAAGCAAGCGTCTACTATGGCGGCACTGTTTAACACAAGTGAACAATGGCTGGACGAACTTATTGCACAGGCGCACGAATTCGGGCTTATTATGTCGGATGAGGATGTCACTGCGGGAGTTGCTTATGGTGATGCTGTTAGTCTGCTGAATCAGTCCGTTGATGCATTGAAACAGAATATTGTGTCCGGGTTGTTCCCGTTGCTGACGGATGCGGCAAACATGATGTCCAAGATTGTGTCGTTTTTTAACGGCAGGACGCAGGAAAAGGGAATTGAACAGTGGTTTTCTGACATTGATGATTCTATGAAGCAAGCGTTCACCACAGCCGAAGGGAGCGAAGCTGAGGTTGGCAGTCTGATTTCCACGCTGAAAAGCATGTCTGACAACACTGGCACAGCAAAAGGGAATCTTGAACAGTGGGAAGCTGTGGCAAAGCGACTTATTAAACTTTGTCCGCAGTTGAAAGGTCAGATTGACCTTGTTAACAAGTCATTCAGTGAGCAGAACGGCACACTGGAAGAAAATGCGGCGGCGTACTTCCAGACAGTCAGAGCGCAGGCAGTTGCGAACGCTGTGCAGGACAAACTGAACGCATTGGCAACAGCGGCAGGTGAAATCAGGGTAAAAGAAACAGAAGCGCTCATGAAACAGAACGAAGCAATGGGCAAAAGAGAAATTGCCATGCGGCGTTATCGTGAATTGATTGAGAAAGCTGGACTGTCTGACACCGTTGGATATCGTGAACAAGATTTAGAGAACCTATCAAATTTTCGGCTTGCGCAAGCAATGATTGAACTTGTCGCAGATCGCTTTACAAAACCCAATTTCTGGGGAATGCCGGAAGTTACAGACGATGGGGCAAAACAAGCACAAGATGCCGCACGGGAATTACACAAAACTCAAGGCGAATATGAATCGATTAACTCGGAAATTGATTCCATGAAGGAATCATTGCAAACTGCAACCGAGGAATATAACAACTTCACTGCGGCGGCAACAGAATACATCAACAGTGTGCAGGCTGGGCTGGACGGGCTGAAAGACAAAACAATACAAATTGATTTCCAAGTCAATTGGCCGAGAATCAGCTTTGACAGTTTGTTCGGAGGTGAATCACGCGCAAGCGGTCTGAACTATGTGCCGTATGATGGATATGTTGCAAACCTACACCGTGGCGAGACTATTCTGAATCAGGCACAGGCTCGGCAGTGGCGCAATGGGGATGGCGGAAGTGTTGGCGGCATAAATTCGCAGGAACTCGCAAGCGCGGTTGCAAATGCGGTGCGTGTGGCTATGGCTGGTGTGTCTATCAACATGAACGGTGAACGTGTCGGTGATGTTGTGACGGAGCGGGTCAGCAGTAACCTTGCGACACAGGTTAGAGCGCGGAGGTATGGAATATGATTAGCAGATACAGAGTGTGGCTTGATGATGTACCAATGGACAGCATATCTCCCGACATTCTGATTCACGACATTCAGTATGCTGATGTGCAATTCCAAGACTATTTTTCCAGCCGTGCGCGGTCAAATGGCGGTTATCTATCCAATAGGTATCTGAGGGATGCGACTGTCACAATCACGTTTGAAATACACCGCTACAGACCAGCGGATAGACAGCGGATTTGCGAGGATGTCGCAAAATGGGCGGTCAATGGCGGCATTCTGAAAACCAATGACAGGATTGGTGAGCAGTTGCACGTACTGTGCAAAGCACCGCCTGTTATTGCGTCTGCGCTGAATTGGACGGATGAGTTGTCGTTGGTGTTTTTCGCTCCGGGTCTGCCATACTGGGAAGATGAACTTGAAGAAACACTGTCCTTGACAGGCACTTCCGGGTCTGGTAAACTTCTGTGCGGAGGATATGCCGCAGATGGATTTGTTGAGGTTGACATAACTGCAAGGGCGGCGGGATTGACGAACTTCACACTGAATGTCGGGAGCACGACAATGACCGTGTCTGGGATGACGGGCATGGCAAACGGTGCGCAAATCCACATCAGGTATGATGATGAGCATTTCCTGCATATCCGGGATGGTAACAACAACAGCCTGCTTGAAAAACGCACTCCATATAGCAGTGATGATCTCCGCGCCGTTGCCGGGCAGGAAAACAACGTCAGCTTCACGGCGAACAAGAGCGTCAATGTGGTGTGTAAGGTTAGGGGGCTTTACTATTGAGACAGACCACCGAAATAGCATTGCCGATGCTCTACGATAAGAACATGAACATCGTTGGGCGGTTGCATCCGGTCAGTGCGTCACTGTCATTGGAACTTTCGCCGCCGTCCAGTGCGACAATGATTCTGCCGAAGAACGAGGAAATCACAATCCGGGACTTCGTGCAGATGTGTTCCCCGGCCGGGCAAGAGGGCATTTACCGTGTGTCCAACTTGCAGAAGGATTATGTCACTGGGGAAACAACGGTCATGCTGGAACACGCTATCAGCATACTGGATGACAGCATAGCGAATGAAGGTTTGAATGTTGTCACAGTGACCGCGCCGAAAATCACTGCGCAACCAGCAGACGCAACGGTTGCAGAGGGTGGCACAGCGGTTTTCAGTGTGACAGCCACTGGAAACAACCTGAGTTATCAGTGGCAGTACAGAAGTCCGTCAGGCAACTGGACGAATTCTGCCGCGCAGTCTGCGACAACTGCGTCACTGTCAATCGGTGCAATCTCTGCTCGGAATGGTTACAAATATCGGTGCATTATCACGGATGCCACCGGGGCGGCGGTTGTATCTGATGCGGCAACGCTGACTGTACAATCTGCCAACAACACAGAAACACAGACAGAAACGCAAGAAGAAACGCAGGAACAGACACAGGAAGAAACACCAGTTGCGAATCCGAAGGATGGCGGCGGCAGTGGGGAAGGAGATGGCGGTCAGACAACTCCCGACAAGGACAAAATCAGCACCAAAACGGATGTCGAGAAAACTGTCTATGCCGGGGATGCTCAGACAGTGCTGACACAGATTCTTGCGTCACAGCATGTACGGATTAATAATATTGTGCCGTGGGTTGTTGGGACGATTCAAGCAAGCACTGACCAGATAAACATTGAGGTTAACCACGACACGCTGTTTGACCTGTTTATGGATTTGCTTGACCAACTGCCTGATTATTATGCAGATTTCAACATGGTTGAAGGTCTGCCGTGGAGTATCAATATTAGACGCAAGCCCACAGTGGCATCAGCAGAAGGGCGGTTGTCCAGAAACATTTCAAGCTGTGTTGTGTCTTACGATGATAGCGAACTCTGCACAAGGGTATATGTGGATGGCGTGACGGGCGGCTATATTGACGCAGACACAATCAACCAGTATGGCGTTGTGGAGGAATATCTGGATTCCGGGGATGCGCTGACAGCGGAAGAACGTGTCGCAATCGTCAACAAATATCTGAACTTGCACAAGCGTCCGAAAGTGTCAATCTCGATTGACGCACAGCACATGTTTCAGATAACGGGCGAAAACCTTGATTATTATCGGCTCGGCACAATGTACCGTCTTGCACTGCCAGAATACAACACGGTCGAGAACGAACTTATCACCAGCATTTACTATCAGTCAGTGTATGACGATATTGGGAAGTGCAGACTGACGCTTGCCAACGAAGCAATCAACCTTGCGTCCGAACTGGACAAACTGAAAAAGAAGGTTGAAAAAGCCACAGGCGGCGGTGGCGGCGGCGGTGGTGGCGGTGGCGTTGAAGACTTGAAAGAAGAACTCGACATTCTGAAAATCAAGTACGACATGAAGGTCGAGAAAGATGACCAGCGGTTTGCCATCATTGCGTCTGAATCCTACTGGGACGAATTGCAAGAGCGGTATCAGCTTGCATATGAAACGGCGTTTGAACAGACTGCAAGGTATATCCAACTAATAGCCACAGAAACGGAAATCGGCGAAGCACAGCAAGCGGCAACATCGCTGTTTAAGATTGCCAGTGATTTGATAGAGTTGAGGGTTGAAAAATCTGGCATCATTTCTGCAATCAACTTGTCGCCAGAAGGAATACAGATACAAGCGGCGAAGGTTGACTTGGGCGAGTATGCAACGGTCGGACAGTTAGATGCGAAATACGCCACAATCGAACGTTTGACCACGGTTGACGGTAAAATCGACAGTTTGATGACTGGACAAACGACAGCATCAAATCTATACGCGACAAATTTCCACGCAGACGGAATGAGCGCAAACACTGGCGGTATCGCAAAGCTGAGTTGCAACACATTTAGCATAGGCGGGACATCCGTTAGCTTGATGAGTAAGACGGTTGTCACAGGCATAGATATTACATTGCCGTCAGTTACTCTTGGCCCACGTGGAGATTATCTTTATGGTTCTGTTTCCACTGGCCCGACTGGGGCGCATAACGGTTGGCTTGTCACGGGTAAAACTGATGGCCATGTTGGAGACCCAACCACGGCAACTATTTATTATGTTGGTGCAAGCGTTTAACGGTTATAACAAAGGAGAAAAAGCATGGACACACTTACTCTTATTCAAAGCTTGATTGTTGACCTTGATTCCCTGTCCGTCAAAAGTGTTGAAAACTGCGCAACAGTGGTCGGGATGTATCAGAAATTAACGCAGTTGAAAAAGGCTGAACAAGCGCGGGTTGAAGCAAAGCAAAAGGCTGCAGAAGCGGAGTTGGAGCAGAAACGCGCAGAGCGGCAGAAACAGCTTGCAGAAGCCGCTGAACGTGGCGAGACCATTGTCGGCGGTGAGACTATCCGAATCAATGCTGATGGGTCGCAGGAGGTGGTTATTCCGTGAGGTTGCTTAAACTTAATGATGGAACAGTTATTGTTGTAAACAGGTGTGGTGCGTTTGAAAGGGTGCTCTGGATTGGTTTGCAGGACATCCATACATTCATTGAGGCCGCTCAGATATTTAGTGACAAAACTAAAACAGAAAAAATGATATGCACAAATGAACAATCGCAAGAGGTGCTTGAAGTTTATGAAGGATATACCGACCTTGTTATAATTCAGAATCAAAACGGAATAATAGTTGTGGGGCTTAGGAAGGAGTAAACCAGCATGGCGAACATCGTTATCAACAAGACGGCGTTTCTGGACGCGCCCATTACGGTTGATTCACTTCACGGCATGACCTTCACGAACGAAAGCGGAGCGCATCAATTCGTCATTTCCGCGATGCAAGGTGGCAATCCGCTGGCGCTGACTGGCAGTGTGTCGGCGCGGTTTATGAGGGCGAACAACACGACAATCCTGCTGACTGGCAGTGTGACGAATGGCAAGGCGGTTATCACACTGCATCAGGATTGCTACAACGTGCCGGGGAGATTCCAGCTTGCCATTTTTAACACGGTCAGCGGAACGACCACTTGCATTTATGCCGCAATCGGCACGGTGCAGAGAACGGTGGCCGGCGAATTGATTGATAGCGGTGAAGCCGTCCCGGATATTAGTGATTTGCTTGCGCAGATTGATGCTTGTGAACAGGCCACGGCGGCGGCGAATGCGGCGGCAACAAAAGCGGTCAGGTATGATTCTGCGCAGACGCTGACAGAAACGCAGAAAGCACAGGCGAGGGCGAATATTGACGGGGCAAGTATGCGCACTGAAAATGCGGTGTTTTCGGTGACAACAACTGCAATTTCAGAAGCAACCACAACTGGCCGATTCGTCAATTCTACTGGTGGCACATCAAGCAATTCTGCCAGTTCAACCACTGATTTTTTTGCTGTTACTCCCGGAGCAGTTGTCACGCTTGATAATGTGTATATCAAAGACCAGAGATGTGTCTGCGGTTACAATCGTGCTTCTTCCAGTGGTTTTGTAAGTGTAATTGCAACAGACGGGAGCGACAGTGTTCAGTCACTTACATTCACAGTTCCCGCTGGCGTAACATATATTATGGCAACATCTTCGTCGAGTGTTGCGACCGTAACGGGAACAATGACCGTGTACTCAAACAGCATTGAAAATGCTATGAACACGGCCGTTTCTGCGAATACAGCCGCGCAGAGTGCGCTTTCGTTGGCTACTGATGCAAGTGAAACAATCGACGCTGTAAAATATGGTACGAAGTTTGAAGAAGACGATTTTATTGCTGGTTCAATCAACAGCAATGGCAATTACAGTTCTGCTCAGGCCAATGACAATTATGTCAGTCTGATGGTTGCGAAGAAGGATTTTAACTCCATTTATGTTTCTTGTGACAATGGCTATCAGTTCGCTATTTGCAACTATAATGGTGATACGTTTGTAAATCGTCAAGGGTTCTACAACAATTCGCACGGAGTTATTACCATCGACAACACATACGGCATACGTATAGACCTTGCAACGGTTGGGGCTGGCACTGGCAAGACTATTACAGAAATGCTTGAGCATTTTCATTTTGAAGTTGATGCAGATGACATCCCGTCTGTTCGTGCGTTGGTAGAAAACAAAATAACGGCGGCGCAGTTGTCTGAAAAGCTTGACTGGGTCTACAAGATTATGGCCGGGGAAACAAGTGGAAGGATGATTCATTTTTCGTTTGATGACGTCTGGATTCCGCTTTACAAATTGCAGTCAGAAACTCCGTCAAGCGTGTGGGATGTCACTGAATTTGCGCAGTTGAAGACCTTACACGAAGCAACAGGCGCGTGCATTACGCTCAATGTGTTCTTGACATGTTCAGAACAGCCATCATATAATCTGGCGTCTGTTCCGGGAACATGGGCAAGTGAATTTGCGGCGGCAAAGGATTGGCTGAAATTTGCGTTTCATGCTGCAAGTGACACTGCAAACTATAGCACGCTCACAACTGGCGCGGCAGATTATAACAGTTTCGTTTCTGCAATTCACACCATTACTGGTGATTATGACTGCATTGACCGTGTAACACGATTGGGATTTTTCGGCGGCACAGCAACTCAGATTTTAGCAATGAAGGGTTGCAATTACGGGCCTGTTGGATTTTTGACGCAGGACAGGACTGGTTATATATCCTATTATCTCACTGCGAATCAGTGCGCATTTATCGACAACCACGGCAAATATTATGACCATGATAATGAAGTTGTGTTCATTAGGACGCTGAAACGTCTTGACAACATATCCGGTGAGCAAGCCATTGAATTCATCGAGGAATATGCTGGTGTTGGTGACAAGTACATTGAAATATTCTCACATCTAACCGGGACAGACGCACAGATTACCGCAAAAATCGGCAAGATGAACACCGTTTGTACATGGGCAAACAATCATGGTTTCACAAATGGATTCCCATACAAAAATTTTTCGTAAAATGTTTGCAAGTGTATTGACACGGTAAAACCGCCATGCTATAATTTTCTTGCAAGCGCAGGAAACAGGAGGTGAGCCGGGGATGAGTGATATGCCGTTGCGCGTAGTCGAGGCGGCTGTCAGTCAACTCGGCTCGCCTTATGTTTTCGGTGCATGGGGTGCATTATGCACACCAGCGGAGCGCAGAAAACGCTATGGTCTGCACTCCGAACACACTGCAATCATCAGCAAATGTCAGGTTCTGCGGAGCAACAACCCTAAACCTAATTGTGATGGCTGTCAGTGGCAAGGCGACCGTTGTTTTGACTGCCGTGGCTTTACGGACTGGTGCTTGAAACAGGTCGGCATTGACCTATACGGGGACGGCGCAACCACGCAATACAAGACCAAGGGAAATTGGCTTGAACGTGGTGAAATCGCGGACATGCCAGAATGCGTGTGCTGTGTGTTCGTTCAGAGGGACGGCAAGATGAGCCACACAGGGCTATACATTGGCGGCGGTGAAACGATTGAGTGCGGAAACGGTGTTCAACGCAAGCCGCTTGACAAACGCTGGACGCATTACGGGATTCCTGCGGGTCTGTACACTGCCGAGGAGATAGCGGACATTCGTGGCGGTCAGGTCAAACCATTGCCAACATTGCGCAAGGGTGACCGGGGAGCGGATGTCAAACGCTTGCAGGAAATGCTGAACAGCCGTGGCTATGATTGCGGAACGGCTGACGGGATTTTCGGCAAGCGCACTCTGGCGGCAGTGACGCTTTTTCAAATAGATAACGGGCTGTCTGCTGATGGCATTGTCGGCGCAAAAACGTGGGCAGTGCTGAATGGCGAACAGCCCACAATCAAAACATATACACTTAAAATTCCGGGGCTGACGCTTGCACAGGTGGAGGAACTCAGAGCACAATTTCCCGGCGCGGAATTGATTTGACTGCAAAGGGGGTGGTGCGGATGAGTGAAACAATAATCGTGGCGTTGCTGTCACTGGCAGGTACGGCGGTCGGAAGTCTGCTTGGTATTATCACCAGCCAACGGTTGATTGAGTTTCGGCTGAAACAGTTGGAAGACAAAGTGAACAAGCACAATCAGATTGTGGAGCGCACTTTCCAGCTTGAAGGCCGCATGAACGAGGTTGAACACGACATCCGGGACATAAAGGGAAGGGGCTGATTCCGTTGGTGATTGACTGGAAAGCAAAACTGACAAGCCGTAAATTCTGGATGGCTATCATCGGTCTGGTGTCTGGTCTGCTGTTGGCGTTCAAGGTTGATGCGCAGACAGTTGAAACGGTTTCGGGCGTAATTATGTCCGCTGGCAGTGTCATTGCCTATATCATCGGCGAGGGACTTGCTGATGCGGCGCACGTTGCGGACGGCGAAGTCTGGTATGAGATTGATGACAACAATACAGGTGATGAATGAGCGCTTGTACAATGGGGTCATGAGGAAACTGCAATAGCAGTGCAAGCTCGTGGTATGTTCCCCGGGCTTGTTTTTTATTTTTCTTAAAATTGACTGTTGACATATTTATAAATATGTGGTATTATTAAATCACCGGGAGGGATTCCCGGTAGAAAGGAAGGAGACACAGCAATGGCAAAGGCAACACCGAAAGCGAAAATCACTTGGGACGGCACTAACAGGGCGTGGACACTGTACTTGTGGATTGATAACGAGTGGTGCTATAGCAAAGCATGGGCAACCCGGCAGACCGAAACTCCAACTGGCGAGACGGTTGACTGGATTTGCGACAACATTCTGTCAGAAATCGCAATGTTGCAGAACATCGGCTATGAAGTCAAGATTCGTTGATGGGAGGAAAACACAGTGACGGTCAAAAAGGCGGTCGAGCAGAACGCACGGATTACCACGCTCAAGAAGTTTTTGCACAATGGTATGTGTACGCTGGCGCAGGCCAGCAGTTGTGTGATAGACATGCACGAACGGAAGGAAATCAGCATGCAGGAAACGGACGAAGCTATCAGGCAGTTGGCGAAGGTGAAAATTCCCCGTTGACTGCCATGAGTGTTACAATGTTACACTGTTACATGCAAAACACATATGCCTATAAGAGAAAAAATATTTTTTCTGAAAGATACCAAAAAAAATAATTTTCCCTATAGGCCAAAAACGTGATATAACTTTGTAACATTGTAACACTATCACTCTATATACACCACGGGCGGGGGCTGGGGCTGGCCGAAAAAAGTTTGAAATTTGCTATTGACATATTTATAAATAAGTGGTATTATATAGCCGTGGGCAGGAAGTGCTCACAGAAAAGGAGGGTTAAACAATGCGGCGCAACTGGATTTACTGGTTCATGATGAATGGTTTCAAGATGACTGTTATCATCAACGGCACTGAGGACGAAATGAGAGCCTACTTGCCCGAGATTAATAGCAAGGGTGACGGACACTATAGCGGAGCAACCGAGAAGGAAGTTGAAGCCGCCAGAGCGCTTGGCCTTCCGATTTACCTCGCTCCTACACTGTGACAGACAAAGCCGAGCCGGGGCGGCTGAAATCCCCGGCGCAGAAAAGGAGGATAACATGGACATTTACACCGAAATCACCGAGCGCATCATTGAGCAGATGGAACAAGGAATCATCCCTTGGCAGAAACCGTGGGTCGGCAGTGATTCCACTGTCAGCCATGCCACAGGCCGCAGTTATAGCATTCTGAACCAGATTCTACTCGGAAAACCGGGTGAGTACATCAGTTTTAACCAGTGTGCCAAGGAAGGTGGCAAGATTAAAAAAGGTGCAAAGTCCCGCATGGTTGTGTTCTGGAAAATCCTTGAGGATGTGGACGCAGAAACCGGAGACGTCAAAAAGATTCCTCTGCTGAAATATTCCCGGGTGTTCCACATTGATGATTGTGAGGGCATCAAGGCGAAATACACTGCGGAAGACAAGACCTTCGACAACAAGCCGATTGAACACGCGCAAACAGTGCTTGACCAGTATCTCAACCGGGAAGGAATCAAGTTGGAGTTCGGTGATGTTGGTGGCGCATATTATAGGCCAGCGCAGGACACAATCCACCTTCCAGCGCTTGAAAAGTTCGTCAGTTCAGAAGCATTTTACGACACCGCATTTCATGAGTGTGTGCACAGCACGGGCGCGGAAAAACGACTTGACCGCACAGGCATCACAGGTTGGGCGAACTTCGGCAGTGACGTGTATAGCAAAGAGGAATTGATTGCGGAGATTGGGGCTTGCGCAATCATGAACATTCTTGGTCTGGAAACCACAACGACATTCCGCAACAACGCCGCTTATATCCAGAATTGGTTGACCGCACTGAAAAACAACAAGCGTCTGCTGGTGTGCGCATCAACTGCCGCAGATAAGGCAGTAAGATTCTTGCTCGGCACAGAAATGGAGGGATAACGATGTATCATGGCAAGCACAGCAAGCCGCTGTTTGACTGGCGGCGGCTTGCTGAACTCGCCGCTATGTGTGTGGTTGAGTTGATTGCAATCTTTCTGGTGGCGGTGCTGTGGCTGAACTCATAAAAATTGGGGGTTGACATATTATCAAATATATGTTATTATATCTTTGCTGGCAGACAGTCAGCAGAAATGGAGGGCAACACAATGACCATCGCAAAGAAGCTGGAGCTCATGCAGGAAATTGACCGCACGAACAAGGAGCGCATTGCGCGTTATCTGAACGAACAGAAGAAAGGATGAACGGAATGTTCGGTTACTGGACGGGGTTCGTCCAATGGGGCGTGAGTTGCCAGCGGATTCTCGCCCCGAAAACGCTGGATGTCGCACAGGCTGGCAGTCAGTGAGCGCACACTGACAGGCAGTTGCGAGTGTACGGGCTTGGGCGTAAAGGTCTGTGCGGCATTACTATTATTTGAAAGAGGGTGGAGCATGAAGCAGGATTATGACTACATCAACGAGTTTAACCGCCAAGCATATGACCGAATCACACTGATTGTGCCGAAAGGCACAAAGGAGCGCATAAAGGAACAGGCAAAAAAGCAGGGCATGAACAGCAGTCAGTATATTGTTAGTCTGATTCCGAAGTGGCTCATAGGTCTATGGCGAAGCGAGAAAAGCGTTGAATAACGAAAAACAGCGGCACACAATGCACCACTGTTCTGCAGAAAGGAGGGCAACGCACATGACATACTCGCTACAGCAAGTCCCATGACAACCCATCTGTATTATATCAGATTATATGCAGTTAGCAAGCCGGGAGGGCAAAAAAATGACAGAATCCGCATATGAAATCATAGAGCCAGACACCACGCAGGATGACGGATGGAGCATTCTGGATGACAAGGCCGCTGAATGGGCCATCAACAAAATCCGTGAAGCAGAACAGGATACAATCTACTGGCACAAATACTATCAGAATCAGATGGACAAAATCAAAGCCAGGAATAACGGTACGATTGAGGTCATGAAGCGCAAACTGCAAGCCTACTTCGACACAGTGCCGAAGCGTGAAACGAAAACACAGGCGAAGTATCCTCTGCCGTCTGCTGACCTTGTGCTGAAACACCGTGAACCGAAATACGAACACGATGATGACAAACTGTTGCCTTGGCTGAAATCCAACGAATACACCGATTCAGTCAGGGTGAAAGAGGAAGTCGCATGGAGTGAAGCGAAAAAGCACTTTGTGCTTGACGGTTCTGGTGTTGTCTGTGACAAGGACACTGGCGAGGTATGCGATGCAGTGCGGATTATACCGCAAGACCCCGAGTTCCGGGTGGTATTGAAAGAATACGTTGAAGATTAACGTTGCAGAAAGGAAAATGGCACACATGATTACATCACAGGTTGAACTCATTACACCAGCAGTTGCAAGGA